AGGTAAGTTCTCATATGCAATTTGCAATCTACCAAGTAGATCTCTTGCAGTCTGAGCCTTGTTTGCAAGGATACCTATTGTGACACTATCGTTGAAGATGGCGTAGTGTAAAAGATATGATACTACAGTCGTTGACTTACCTGACTGTCGAGGCATCTTACATATATTGAATCTATTATTATGAAAATTATTAACTAACTTTTCTTGGAAGTCATACATCTGGAATGGCACTAGACCTTCATCCAAGTTAATGATCTTCACATATTTCTGTGCAAAATACACAGGATCTTGGGCGCACTTTAGAAATTCAGTAACTTGTTTCTTTGTAAAGTTCTGAGCAACGTTTGCTTTTTTTAGATTAGGGTTTCCAAGGTATTGTTCATGCTGTACCATGATCTATCAGGGGTCAATTACTAATAAAGGTTTTGTAGGATCTTTTTCACTAGGCATAAAATATATTACTTTACCGCCTGGATAAATTTTTTCCAATTCATACTGAACATTTCTCTTCAATGGTCTTGCCCTTTGAGGGAAAAACATTTGAAGCATTTTGGTCTGTCCTCTGAATATGAATGTAATGGTATATGTTGCACCATACTTATTCAGTCTATCCCAGTTTTCTTCTCTTAGTGTTCTGAATTTTTTCATACTATTATTTATTCTTCTTTAGAGTGTCTTTTAACATCTTCTGTAAATCAGATGTGCTTCCAACAAATAAAGAATTGTTAGTGACATTAGTTGTTTTACTATCCTTAACTTCGTCAATATCTTTCATTTTCTTTTGTAGGTCTATCAATTTATCTGCCGTATCGGCAACATGTTTAATAAGTTGACCAGCAACTTCATATGCTCTTGCAGAGTCTGATTGTTGTGCAACATCTAATGCTCCATCAACTGCCTCTTGACCTTTCTCAACTAGAGAATATAACTGAGCTCTACTATATTCATAGTCTTTTGTAACATCCTCTTTACCAGATTTAATATTCGTAGGACTAGTTCTTGTAGGTTTATTGGTAGGTGCTTTCATAATCTCAGCACCTCTATCGATGTCTAGAGTGTCATCTATTTCGTCAAATGTTTCGTCTTCAATCATAAGTCAGAGTCCCTCCCTTGACTACTACTATATACTTGTCCATCAGCGTAATCATTTCTAGTTTCGCCAAATCCAAAGTCATCACCTTCAATGACTTGAACATCGTCTTGTATATTAATTACATTAACTGGTACATTTATGTCATGTGGTTGTATAAGACTAGAATATTGACCACGTTTTACTAGTAACCTATTACCTGTTATGGATCTAATTAACATTTTCTCATCATCTACCTGTATATAATCACCTTTTCTAAATGCGATGGCACTGTTGACATCAAATTCAGTCTTAATAGTATCCAACACTTCATTAGTTGCTGCAGTAGCATCTGCATTGTAGTCCTTAACCGCAGTTGGTGTAACGGTGTATCTTTGTTGTCTAGGTGCAGTTTTAAGATTTTCTGTACCACTCATATAATCAGTTTGTACTTTTTTAATTAATCCGTCAGTACTATTATTGATAGGGCCAAATAGATATGTCTTGCATACAAAGTTTAGAGTGTATATCAATGCTCTTCTTTCGAGATAGTCGTTCTCATAATTATCTTCCATCTGAATTCCTTCCAGAGTGATTGGCATATCTCTTTTCTCTCCAATAACATCTGCTAAATCTACTGTTAAGTTAAATGCTGGTTGGAAATATGGTAGTATTTGTTCTAGTATCTGTATTGCGTCTTCGTTCAATTTAGCTATAATACTAAGTTGCATGTTGATATTATATGGAACAGGCATAAATGACTTGACCATCTTATTAGTATTTTTATTTACAGACTTAAATGTCTGCATTGTAGATACTTTTCTAGTTGCATCATAGTTCATACCCATGACTTCAAAAGACATTCTAGGTAAACTTAATGTAGTTGCAACACCATCTTGATAGTCTCTACCTTGTTCTATTCTTGCTAAAAATTTCTGTTGAGGGCCATAAGATATGGGGACTTTTACAACACTGACTGTTTTACCAGACTTATCTTTGTGTTGTATCTCAAGATTATTAAAGAGGGTTCCAAAAGACACAATTGTCTTCCGAATGATCTCATGATAGAAGTGATTGGTTAACATAATATTACCACCTTATAATAGTATTTAGAACTCACCAAAAGGATTTCTTTCTGAAAAGTCTATAATTGTGTCTGCCTCTGTCTCTATTTCGTCGTTTCCAGCGAACGCAATATTGAATTCTGAGTCTACAGATAGAACTCTGTAACTCGCTGCAGCACCTACAATAACTTCTCCTACTGCAAAGTCTCCACTAGGAATAGAAACTTTAAGAATATTATCTGCCGTATTCCAATTTGAAACGTATGCACTTGTTCCTGTAGATACACCTTTGACTATTTCATTCTTAGTATATTCACCAAAGGAATTTGATGTAACAGAAGATATTGAAACAGATGCAGATGTTGATGTGTAACCAGCACCAGCGTTACTATATCTAACTTGAACCACAGTGCCAGCTGTACTCACCACTGCTTCCGCTTGTGCGTTCATCAGTAAAGGTTCAGTTTCATTGGACTGTTGTATGTATACAGATGTAATACCAACGGTAGGTGTAAAGCTGTAACCAAGTCCACCAGTAGTTATTCCAATAGGCCCTAATACTGCTTCAGAAACAACAGCAGTTGCAATTGCAGTGGATACAGGAGATCCACCAGTGAATACAACTTGTGGTGGTGTGGTATATCCTGTGCCTGGATTTATTAATAAAATTCTATCAACAGACATATTTGGAACACCAGTTCTACTTGTCATAATAGCAACAGCAGTTGCTTGAGTTCCTGTTGTTGGTGATTCAATAGTCATAATAGGAACTGAGGTATATCCCCAACCTTCATAATTAATAGACAATGCAGATACTTCTCTTGCTGCATTGGTTGTGCAAATTACTACTGGATGTTCGTTATCTAATTTACGAATAAACGATGCATTTGTTCCTGTTTGTACATCAGTCTCCTGTTGAGTTTCTGATGTTGGAACTTGTTCTGCACTGGCAGCTCTTGTAGAATTATCACCAGTTAAGTTGATAGTTATATGATCCATATAACCTTCCCATGATGCAGTTTGAGATGGAATGAATCCTTGTCCTGAAGCATCAGCACCTAAGTTCAGGGTATCGCCTGCAAAGAACATAATTGGGTTTGCTGTATTCAAACTATTACTTGCAGTTCCATTCACAGATATAGTTGCGTCAGTATTATATTGTTCTACTCTAATAAAGTTCCAAGCATTTAGATTGAGTTGTGTTGTGTTTTCAATAGATCCAGAACCAGAAGCGAATACTATATTACCTGTTTCTCTGTAGTATATCTTGAATCTATCAGTCCACATGACTGTTCCACCATTAGTTGCTGGGTCAAACTTAGTTGGATATAACCAGAAACTCAATGACAGTCTACCATTACCACTATCTCTAGAATCTACATTACTAGTAAATGCAAAGTTGGCACCAATTATATCAGTGATTGTAGTGTGATGTAGAGAGTTATTTCCAAATTTTATTTGAGATGATGTAGTTTTGTTTGGAGGGGTAAAACTAACAGAAGGCACACTCAAGTAATTAGATCCGCCTGAAGTTAATGATATTGTGTCTATACCACCTTCAGCGATAGTAACTGTACCAGTCGCTTGATTTCCTCCTTGAGGTTTAAATATTTCTACGTCAGGAGTTCCCCTATAGTTACCTCCATCAAACATTGGAACACGTTGAACAGATTTTACACCAGCAAATGTAGATGCTAGAGACACATATGCCACAGCATTCTGAGATGTGTCTTTCTCCATCTGTATAGTTATTACCTGTCCACTAGTGGAACCAACAATATCATCGACATCCACTCCTTCCTTATCTGTCAGTCCATCAGGTAAATCAATAACTTCATCTTCAGGCTCAAAGATTTCACATCTAAACTCATACATAAACAAGTCGTTGACTTGATAGTATGGAACTTTTCTTTCAATGTACTTAATTTCAAATAAAGTATTATCTAAAGGTAAATAAATCAAATCTCCCTCATTTGGAGTTGATGCATTTAATCTTTCTTCAGCTGGAAAAGATTTTATAAATGGAGTAATGAAGTCATCATACCTCTCTTTAGATACAACAAGAGTGACCTCATCTGTTGCACGGACACCAAACTTAGTTAAAACATCTGATGGAGTGCCATATCCGTCAACGTTAACAAGATAAGCTTCCAATCTAAAACTATCATCAAATTTAGACGCAGTAATTTCCCTTATAACAGTATTCCTGTTAACAATTTTTCTAGGAAGATACAAAACATCCTGTCCAAACAACTGTAAGTGTTCATTCACCAAGTCTTGAACTAGTCTTTGTTCACTTGGAGATCCGTTTAAAAAGAAAGGTGATAAAGGCATTATCCAACAAAGTCTAGTGGTGGCATTGCATATTCTTGCATTAACTTCTCATCGAGTTTCTCTAACTCCATGACAGCATCGTCATATATCTGTCTACCATTAAGTTCTAATCCGCCAGGCAATTTAACACCAGTAAACTTAATGAGGTTCTGTCCCCATTGTTTTTTTATTAAAGATGTGGTATACTGTTTAAGCCAGTGATCATTATAAACAGCTGTTTCACCTTGAGGATCAATAATCCTAAAACAATCTATGATTATAAAGTGATCATTAGTAAGTTCATTGATATTAATATCCATGTATAGTCTACTATTCTTCTTATTAAATCTTATCTGAACATCAGGATTAAGCATATAATCAAGAGTTTCTAGATATGATTTTGTCATACTATAGTTGAGTAAATCTATTGCCCCGTAGTAGTATAAATCATTAAGGAAGATCTGATATTTAAGATTGAACATACCAGCCGATATGGTTGATGAGTCCATTTTAAATACTTTGTTAACCCCTATAATAGTATCTGGTAAAGGTAAATACTTTGCAGTTTCTGTATAGTCTACTGAAGTAAGACCGCCAGCTGTACTAGTAGCAGTAGTCGTAGACATAGTGCCTTTCATGGCTTCTTTTTCCGCTTCAGTAAATTGATGCTTCAAGAATACTCTATCGATTCCCTCACCATGTCTTTCATGAAACAATTGAATGGCATCATCGATGAGATCATCAATTTGATCGTCATCCACATTGATTTCTAGAACGGGCTTTCCAAGTTTCCTGAGAGCATATTCTTTTAAATCATCTTTACTACTAGGTTTTGCCATTCCCTTTACACATAAGTCTCCGAAGTATTTAGTTATATGAAAAAGTATTTTATTAATGAAGAAGAAACATTTGCAATCAGTGATGAACTGGGAGCAAGAGTAGAACTTATGGGATGGCAAGAAACTCCCATAGTTTATGTTGACAATTTCTACAAAAATCCAGATATGGTAAGGAATCTGGCACTTAGATGCCCAGGCACAAACAATCCCAGAATATGTGGAGGAGTGCCTGGAGTTAGGGTAGATATGAATATGAACTTAGATCATATGCATGATGTATTCAAACAAATTGCGAAGAATGTGTATGGATTGACACTGAAAGAAGACCCACAATTTGACCAAGCATGTCTCAATATTCCTTTTTCTGTCAACGTAACTCAGTCAAAAGATAGAGTCAGGATACCTCATGTGGACTATCCACCAGAAACTCAGGGTAGAGGATGGGCTGGTCTAATATATCTTAATAAACCTAAAGAGTGCAAGGGTGGCACTGGGTTTTATACATATAAAGGACAACAAATTAATCCATTCCAAGAAGGAATTTGGAGAGAAGATTTTGTTGATGATACCATAGGCCCTTGGGATTTAATACACCTAGCAGAAATGAAATATAATAGAATGATTATGTATCCTGATAATATTCTTCATGGTGCATATGATAAGCCAGGATTTTTTGAAGATGATATTTACAGATTAGTTCAAACATTTTTTATACCTTTACATTTTTTCTCATGATTATTCTCACAGGTTATCAAGGTTTTATAGGTCAAGCATTTAAAAAGAGACTTGATCCAGAAAATCTGTACAGAATCGAACAAAGTGGGGCTTTTGATTTCTTAAATCAGTATGATAAGTGGGATGAGGTAGAGATGATTATACATCAGGGAGCAATATCAAGTACAACAGAAACAGACGTAAATAAAATTCACAAGTATAACGTAGAGTTCTCTATTGGTCTATTTGAGAAAGCAATAGAATACTCTATCCCAGTCAAATATGCCTCATCTGCATCTGTGTATGGTAAGATTCATAGTGACTTTGGATATTTAAAAAAGACTATCAATCCATTAAACTTCTATGCACTATCAAAAGCAACTGTAGATTACTGGGTTTTAGATAACATGGATAAATTTGAACAAGTACAGGGATTTAGATACTTCAATGTATATGGAGAAGGTGAAGAACACAAAGGAGACCAAGCAAGTCCAGTAAGTAAGTTCACTTTACAAGCAAAACAAAATAAGGTAATTAAAATCTTTGAAGAGTCTGAATATGCCTTTAGAGATTTTGTGTGGGTAGAAGATGTAGTAGATGTTGTTCTAGATAATACGGCAGGGAGCGGCATCTATGATGTTGGGACTGGCAATCCTATCTCATTTCTTGAGATTGCAGAATTGATTGCCAAAAAAGAAGGGGCG